ATAAAGTTAAACCTAATTACAATGTTATTACTGACAAACCAAAAGGTAAATTTATTATACCTTCTGGTATCATTAATAATTTTGTTAAAGAATTTAATCTAAAATTAGGTCAACCTTCTTTTAAGAAAGATGACTTGTATTTATCAAGTAAAGCTGGACCTCACGGTCCTGCTACACTTACAGCTCAAAATAGTTTGTTATTGTACAACTATTCTGAGATGCAAATGCTTTTCAATCTAACTGACAAAGAAGGTCAGGAATTCTTTATGGCCTCATACAATTATGCATGAGAAAATAATTTAAAACCATTAAAAACTAATGGTGAATTATTTAACCATAAAGGAAAGATTTCTTTTATTAAAGACCCTGAAGCTAAATTGCGTCTAATAGCCATTTCTGACTATTATACACAAATTTATCTAAAGCCTATTCATGATAATATTCTTAAATTATTAAGAAAAATTAAAATGGATAGAACTTTTACTCAAGATCCAAATAATAATTGAGATCTAACAAATAATGATCAATTTTGATCATTAGATTTAAGTTCAGCAACGGATAGATTCCCTATAGAGTTACAAAAAAGACTTTTAGCTAGAATATTCCATATGGAATTAGCTCAAAGTTGACAATGGTTATTACATAACCGTGTCTTTATAACTCCTGAGGGTGACTGTATTACTTATAATACAGGCCAACCTATGGGAACCTATTCATCATGAGCAGTCTTTACTCTAACCCATCATTTAGTTGTTTACTATTGTTCACAACTAAATAACTTGAAAAACTTTAATCAATATATGATTTTAGGTGATGATATCGTTATAAAAAACGATAAAGTCGCTAAAACATATATTAAAGTTATGCAAGGTTTGGGTGTAGATATATCTATTAACAAAACACATGTATCAAATGATACATATGAATTTGCTAAAAGATGAATAAGACCTAAGGAAAAGTGAGAATTAACAGGTTTACCTGTTAAAGGTATTTTCTCAAATTTTATTAATCCTTTTATTGTTTTTACAATATTATATGATTATTTTAAAATAAAAGAAAATAACTATTTTTCTAAACTAACTTTAGTAAATCTAGTGGCTAAACTTTATTATAAACTATCTATACCTTGTTATACTAACAAGGGTACCTTTAAAAAGTACAAGGGAAAAATAAAATATCAATATTTAACCCTTAATAGAAAAGTTTATAATAAACTTCAAAATTACTCATTAGCATTAGATATCAATTTTGGTATTTTTTCATATGAAAAACTACGAAAATTATTTTGTAACTTAGTTACAAATGATAACTATGTTATACCAGGTGATAAAGTAGCTCTTTTAGAATATAAAAGAATTTTATTATCTGGTATGGCTAATGTAGTTGGTAATATGAACAAGAATATTTTAAATCTTCCTCAGGATTTTCTTAATAGATTTCCTGATCAAGATAAAAATAATCTTGCAGTACACCCTTTGTTCATATCAGTTTATAACTGTTTGAATAAGATGTGAGATAAAGTTAAAATCTTCAAAGATTCTGACATATGCTTACATTCTTTATCAAAAGAAATTTCTGATCTAAACTTAGATTCAATTTTTAATAAAGATAGAAACAAAATTCAATCTTTATTACTAATTGGTAATATCTTAAGATTAGGTTTCAAAAGGATCAATGAAACTGATGAAATCTACTACGGTTCTTCTTGAACCGAAAGTACTTTCACTAGTCCCACTGATCAGCTTTACCAAATTCAAAAAAATTTTAATTTAAATGAATTTGATAGAGTTTTTGAAGGAAAATGAACAAAGCCTCGAACAGCTAATGATTACATTAG